TCGGTACTGAACAGTACTGGATACTTAACAAGGCTCATAACAGATTCGAAAAGAAAAGTCTCAACTATTCCCCAGCTTTGCTCAAAATATTTGACGAAATATTGGTCAATGCAATTGACCGAAACTCCGTCCATCCGAAGAGCGTTACGAGCATCTCGGCGGGGATAGACAAGGAAACGGGTGCTATTACAATTGAAAATAACGGCCCTCTCGGTGGTATTGGTGTGCGTATGCACGAAAAGGAAGGTGTGTGGAATCCCGAACTTACCTTTGGTCATCTTCTTACAAGTACAAACTATGATGATACAAAGAAGCGTATCGTTGGTGGTCGCAATGGATATGGAGCAAAGCTTACGAATATTTACTCGTCAGAGTTCTCAATCGTGATTAAGGATCACGAGACTAAACAAACATATACTCAAACATGGAATAACAATATGACGGTATGTCACCCACCAAAAATTACAAAACATGGGGGTGCCTCTTCTTCAGTGTCGATTACGTTCATTCCAGATTGGAAACGATTTGGTATGAAGAAAATGGATGCTGCGATTTACAAGATTTTTGAAAAGCGGGTATTGGATGCAAGCATTTGTACAACAACGAACTGCAAAGTGAAGTTCCAAGGTGAAGCCCTCCAAAAGATGAGCTTTGAAGCGTATGCCAAGATGCATGAGGGTGTTACAGAGCTTTGTTCTGTAAATACCGAACGATGGTCAGTGTGTGTTGGCCCGGCTGAAAATGGACTTGAACAAGTGTCATTCGTAAATGGTATCTGTACAACCAAGGGTGGATCTCATGTGGATCATGTGGCATCTCTCTTGGCTTCGGGTGTTATCGATGAATTGGCAAAGAAGATCAAGTTGAGACCTCAACAGGTTAAGAATACATTTAATATCTTTGTGAAGGCAACACTTGAAAATCCAACATTCTCAAGTCAAGTGAAGTCTGAATGTACCTCAAAGGTTCAAGATTTTGGAAGTAAGTTTGAGCCACCAAAGACATTCATCAAGAACGCGCTCAAGACTGGTATTCAAGATGAACTCTTGGCTCTTTCCAAGTTCAAGGAGATGAAGGAACTCTCCAAGTCTGATGGAACTCGCAAGTCTAAGATTACTGGCATTCCCAAGTTAGATGATGCCAACAAGGCTGGGACTGCGCAATCTGAAAAATGTACGTTGATTGTTACAGAAGGGGATTCGGCAAAGACCTTGGCAGTTGCAGGTCTCTCAGTGGTTGGACGGGATCACTATGGGGTGTTCCCTCTTCGTGGAAAATGTAAAAATGTTCGGGATGCCTCTGTAACCCAACTTACATCGAATCAAGAGTTTAATGATCTTAAGAAGATTTTGGGTCTTCAACAGGGTAAGGAATACAAGAATGTATCTGAACTTCGGTATGGGCGTCTCATGATTATGACGGATGCGGATAATGATGGTTCCCACATCAAGGGTCTCATTCTCAACATGATTCACTATTTTTGGCCAAGTTTGCTCAAGTTGGGTTTTGTTGTTTCTATGGTGACACCAATCATCAAGGCTACAAAAGGTACGGCGGTAAAGTCTTTTTACACAGATTCTGCATTCCGTACCTGGTATGGTAACGGACAAGCTGGGTGGAGAATTAAGTACTACAAGGGTTTGGGTACCTCAACGTCTGCCGAAGCTCGGGAATATTTCAAGAAGATTCAGGATCTCACGGTCAAGTTTGATGCGGATGTTATGACAGACAAGTCAATTGTTCTTGCTTTTGATAAAAAGAAGGCGGATGACCGAAAGACGTGGCTTCTTGAGAGTACCGCAAAGGACGCAACGGAGCTTGAAGTTCCCTACGGTTCAATCAAGAAGTTGGATATCACCAATTTCATCCACAAGGACCTGGTCAATTTCAGTTTGGCAGACTTGAAGCGTTCTATTGCGCACATGGCGGATGGTCTCAAGCCCTCGCAACGTAAGGTCATGTTTGCATGCTTTCATAAGAATCTCAAAGATGAAATGAAGGTGGCACAATTGGCGGCGTATGTCGCAGATAAATCCTCATACCACCATGGTGAGGTGTCTCTCGCTGATACTATTGTCAAGTTGGCGAACGATTATATGGGCTCAAACAATATCAATCTGCTTCAGCCATGTGGTCAGTTTGGTACTCGTCTCATGGGTGGAAAGGATGCATCCCAAACGCGTTACATCTTTACAAAGTTGTCCAAAGATACGCGTAAGATCTTTGATCCCCGTGACGACCCAATCCTCAATTACTTGGAGGACGATGGACGTTCAATTGAACCAGACTTCTACATGCCAACACTCCCTCTCGTTCTCGTGAATGGTACTGAGGGTATTGGAACTGGTTTCAGTTGTTATGTACCACCCTTCAACCCCAAGGATATCAAGGAGAATATTCAAAGAATACTTGACGGTAAGGCTGTTGTACCTATGCGACCTTGGTTCAAGGGATTCAAGGGGGTCGTGCACAAGGAAGAAGATACATGGATGATGGAGGGTGTGTGGAAGTGGTCGGGTGCAAATATCGTGGTCACCGAACTCCCACCCGGTCGTTGGACTCAGGATTATAAGGAATACTTGGATGGACTTGTAGAAAAGAAATTGATTGGTGGTTTTACAAATAACAGTACTACAGAGGATGTTCATTTTGAAATCTCAGGATACACCGGAAAGGATCTTCTCAAAGATCTCAAGTTACGCAAAACCTTCCATGTCTCCAATATGCATCTCTTTCATCCAATCAAGGGTATTTACAAGTACTCAAGTCCCGAGGAAATTCTCAAAGACTTTGTGGAACTCCGACTTGAACACTACGTGAAAAGAAAGGCGCACCTCATTAAGGTTCTTGAAACGCGTGCCACTATGTGTGGATACAAGTCAAAGTTTGTGACTATGGTTATTGAAGGTGATATTGTGGTGTTCAGACGTAAAAAGCAAGATTTGGAACGACAGTTATCTGCGATTTTCCCGCAAATTGGAGGAACCTACGACTACCTTCTCAACATCAAGACTGTGCAATATACCGAAGAGAGTGTGAAGGCACTCATTGATGAAGCAAAGCAGGCGAGAGTTGAATTGGAACAAATGAAAAAGACAAGTCACATTGATATGTGGAAAATGGATATTAAAAATATGTAGGCAATAGATAGGTATGGGCGAAGCTGCGAAAATATCGCTCAAAGCTATCGGAAAACAAGACACGTACTTACTTTCCGATGACCCAGCAGAATCCTTCTTTAAATATACCACGGATAAGAGACACTCTGATTTTAGAAAATACCACAGAAATCGTAATGTTATAAATCCGGGTACCAAAGCATCATGGCCCTTTGGTGAAACTATAAAAGTACAATTCAATCCAACGAACATGGGTGATCTTTTGAGTAATATGTACTTGAGTATAACTATACCAGGTATTAGTGATTATGCTACTAAAAATTACGCAGATCAACTGGGAAGACATATTCTTAAGAGTGTGACCATGTTTGTTGATGACATTGAAGTTGAGAAAATACACGACGACTGGGGAATTATTTATGACGATCTTTATTTAGAAATTTCCGAAAAAGTAGCGAATAGATTTCTTGTAAATAGAAACCTTGGTTTTGACGACGCACCTACGAACAATAGTGTGGCGCAATATGATTCAGATTTAGTGATACCACTTCACTTCTTCTTTTCTCGAAAGTTTTCTAGTGATGAATATGATTCAAATAAACCAAATAGACCATATTTTCCGGTGTGCGCCATATACAAACAAAAAATTGAGTTTGAATTTGAGTTTCATAAACAAACTTTCTTTACTGACACGGCTGATACATTATCGCTTTCATCATTTAATGTCGTGACTGAAGAAATTACTGTAAGCCCCGAAGAGAGAAGGTTTCTTTCGTCGGAGAGACAAACCCTAATTACAGATCTAGTTCGCAAACACCCAACAATTGTGAGTGATCTTAATAGGGATGTTATAAGAAATAACCTAGTACCAAATATCCCCGTAAAATGTATTCACTGGTTTTTAAGAAATACAATTTTTGAAAACGAAGATGATGCCGAAGGTGTGGGTGCCGGGGGTGAGTACTTATACGAAAACAGGTTCAACTTCTCATCAACATTAGATTTTCAAGGAGAAAGTACCACACTTTATCCATTAATGAAAGAAGCCAGTTTCTACATAAATGGTAATAAACTTCCCAATGTGACAAAAACTGGGCATGAATACTATAAGTATCTTGTGCCATATCACACACGATTGTCGAGACCGATTAGAAATATTTACACGTACAGTTTCTCGATGAACCCAATAAACGTGGAACCATCGGGAAACTTGGATTTCAGCCAAATACAATCCGAAAAAACTAACATTGAAGTTACATTAGATACAAATTCTGGGATAGATATAACAACTGAAACATTCTCACTCAATATATACTACACTGGTTATCAAACCTTTATTTTTGAGCGAGGATTTATGTCAGTTGCTTACTAAACAAAGATTCTTTATTGTCAGTAATATAATCAATAATATTATTCTTAATACACCATTTGATGAAATTCAATTGAGCCAATGTTGTTTGAATTTCATGAGATGTACATGGTACAATATAGGAAAATTTTTGAGATCTACAGAATGGGTCAAACAATTGTTTGCTGTATCCATTTAGACTCGATTTGTATGCACAATGCACTGTAAAAAGCTTTCCATCACCCGTCTTGTACGTTGTATGATTCTTCTTCGCATAGTTTGTAATGAACCACTCCAAATTTCGCAGAGAAATACCACTTGTTTTGTCTAATATAGTTAGTAGTTTAGTTCTATTCTTCTCGTCATTGTAAAATGTGTTGATAGATGTTAGTAGAATATCGTTTTTGCTCATTACCATACTATATACCTAAATCTCTAAGCCCTGATGTACATTGCTGACATGCCGGGCATTCCGGATCATAAAACTTCTCGGGACCGTGACTATGAAGGTTTGTACTCGAAAGAGATTTATTAAGATTTATACGAGCTCCCTGTACTACATGCCTAGAGCAATATCCATTGTGTATACCTTTAAATGTACAACGCTGACCATTAGCTTTTGCCCCTTTACATGTTGTGCTAGTATATGTTTCTGGCAAATCTTTCAAAAGAATATCTAATGAAATACCATGTTTCTTTGAAAGAACTTCCGCGTATTCATTGAGAACGGCGTTCAAACGGTGTTCAACCTCTTCATCAACTAGCTTTGTGATTTTTTCATAGAGACTCATTCTTAATAATACTTTGCTCGTAATTTTTAAATAGGTCTTCAACGGATTCATCCTTTTTCATTATAGCTTCCTTAAGGCGGCTTCTAAGAATAGCTATCGTACCCGTTTCTTCCAACCCAAGACGTTTGCACTCGGCGATGAGGTCATCTTTCTTCATACCATTCAGTGAAGGTACTTTTTTCGGTTTTGGTGGTTTGTGTTGATTAATGATGTCTCCAAATATCTCTTCCTTTACATTTTCATACAATGGGTCTAAGAGATCGCACACCGGATTCAAAAATTTATTGAGGAAATAATAGTGATAATCTACAGGTATACCATGATCCTCTACATATTTTGGATCTTCGGCTTTTTCGTACGCTTTAGCTTTGGGATCTTGAGTTTTTGTGAGAATATATGGAACACGGTCACCAGATTGTGGTTCAGAACCAGGTTTTCTTTCACGCATCTTATGAAAAACCTGAACATGCGATTGGTTAATATTTTCACTTAAATATTTACCAGTTTCCTGGTCGTATTTAGTAATTGAAACAGACTTCCCATTTACTTTGTACGTATCAGAAAGTCCTTGACTCAAAATCAATTTTTGGTTAGGAACATCACCAGACAAAAGTTCGATAGCTCTTTCCTTGGCGAGTTCTTTGGGTGGTGCGGGGTCACTGGAGGTTAATACTACATCAAGGAGTTCCTTACACACTTCGCGAACGTGTGGTGTGTTATCTCTTCGCACAAGTTGAAGACCTTTGACATCAATGTAGTCCATGTGCATATTACCATCTTTACCCTTTGTCCAGAGCTTGGCAGCGTATCGTTTCTTTGAATAGAGGAAATAAGGACAATAAACCTTTTCAAGTTCCAAATTATTTGGCTTTTTGAATAGAGCTGAACACTCTTCTGCAGCTCTCTCACCCACTTCCCAGCTGTATGCAATCGCTTCTTCACCTTTGCGATCACCCACATCAAACTCGACCATAACCGAATCTGTATCTCCATATCTCACTTTTGCACCCGGAAAGTTCTTCTCAACATAGGCTTTAGTCTCTTCAATCATACTACGCCCTTTTGAAGTAGTAGTTGAAGCGATTGGAACACACGGAAGAATACCTTTACCAGCTCCAGTGAAACCATAAACTGAGTTCATGGAAATCTTATAAGCTAACTGCTTACCGTTATATACTTCTTTCATAAAACCGGTTGAATTTGCCATATCCCTCTTTGCTTGCTTACGAAATTGTTTCAATTCAAGAAGAATACTTGGAAGAAGACTTGGTACATCTTGGGCAAACTTGTACGTTCTATCACCAATATTGAAAGTTTCATATGTAATCCCGGGTACATTACCATACTTCTTTTCGTCCATCACATACGACGAATAACACAAGTTATGTGCCATCATAATAGACGGGTACAACGCCTCAAAATCTAGGGCTGTGATTGGTGTATAGTAAGCTCCCTTTTGAGCCTCCAGGACCGTAGCACCCTCATAGGGTTCTTCGGGAATAGCGCCATACCTAATGGTTGGAACCATGAATCCCAGTTCCCGAGCTTTCTTTGTAAGCTGTGAAAACACCTTGATTTGCTGACCCCGCTCAACGAGGAAAGTAGCCGGAACCCAAGTAGCCTTAGCCATCTCAACTAGATTTAGTAGAGTGCAGAGCTTCTTCATGAGACGGTGTGGAAGTAGAGTATCCTTGATACAATATTCAGCGACTTCTCTCAATTTGACGGGATCTTCCTCTCTGTATCGTGCAAACATTTCCTTTGGTGCCATATCAATTTTTTGATCACCAAGATACAATTTTGATACATTATCAAGTTTATAACTATCAAGTTTATACCCCTTCTTGACTTCGTGAAACAAATCAAAAATGAAACGACCAGGCATTGGAAGAAGCTTTAGAAGATTATCCCCAAGAGCGCTTGAAGAAAGCTTCTTAATCGTAAGTTCTGATTCAGTATCTTTGAGCTTACCCAAATTGAAAAACTCATAATGACATTTATTAATTTGTGCTCGCTTATAAATGTATTCCATATCAAAACCAAAGATATTCCATCCAGTGATGATATCGACATCCTTTGTATGAAGATACTTTTGAAAAGCTTCTATCATCTCCTTTTCCGTATCATAACTCAAAATGTTACAACCCTCCAGATTAGAATCGGTCTTCTTGTAACAAAGACACGTTTTATCATAGGGTTCGTCGCTACCAAACTTACAAAGTGAAATTGCAATTTGAAAGCATGCATCACCCAGAATATCGGCATCAGGAAACTTACCCGTAGAACTGTTACATTCAATATCTACAGATGCAACAACAAATGGTGCAATGTCGTCGCGTGCCACAGGATTCAGCGTTGTCCAGTCATTACAGAAGAGATCCATATCTACATTAGCGAGATGAGAACGAACGCATTTATCACCCGTATCAAGCCATCCAGTAGATTGAATACCAGTGCGATGCATCAGGCGCAACACTGGATCCAAGTTTGATTCATAAACTTTTACACTTTTGACCCCAAAAATATCAAACAGTTGTGGTGTTCGGTCAAGTGGTTTTCTCAAAAACGAATCTACAAGTCTTCGCGCTTGAAGGTGTTTAAAACTGATCTTCATGAACGGGAACTCTTCATTATTTTGAAATCCCCAGACATCCTTTGACTTCACAAGTGTATAAGCCACCAATGAATCTTTACATTTATCATCAAGAATATCATAAATTCTTTTAATCTTTCCAGCATCAATATTCCCAGGTAACTTTATAAAAAAATACGGAGTGAATGCAGTAGTAAGACATACCGATTTATTGTCTTCCGTTTTACCGAAGATGCTAATCAAATGCTCATCTTCTGTGTCTCTCGATTCCCAAGTCAATGCTTGGAAGACAACCATTCTCTCGATGTGTAATCATTCACCTAAAATTTTAATATACTTTATTAGTAAAAATGTCAGCTGCTTTGATTGACCTTGTATCTAAAGGTGCCCAGGATGTTTATATCACTGGTCAGCCAGAGGTTAGTTTCTTCAGACAAAACTACAAGCGGCACACAAACTTTTCCATGCGTCCAGAGCGCGTCGACTACATCGGCACTTTTGGTGCTTCCAATGAAATTGTTGTGCCACTTCGCTCGAAGGGTGATCTCTTGAGCTATGTCTGGATTGAAGCCGAGGGAATTGCCATCCCGGGTGGGAACAACGCTATGTTCGATACGTCGGCGTCTCAACCAACCACTTTCCAATTGTGGGTTGGTGGTCAAAAAGTGTGCGAACTCGATTCACTCTTCATTCAGGGTGTCTATAATTCTCTCTATAACGATACCAGTGCCAAGGCCACAACAAGAAACACATTAGAAACTACCAGAGCAAACTCAAATGGTGCTCATTATGTCATCCCATTTTTCTTCGGGGAAGACTGGACCAAGGCTCTCCCATTGGTGGCGCTTCAGTACCACGAAGTAGAACTTCGTATCAAGTTGCAGGATCAATATGTTAAATCGGGAATCCCCAAGATTTACGCAAACTATGTGTATTTGGATACAGATGAACGCAAATTCTTTACCGAGAATGAACATGAGTTGTTGATTACTCAAACCCAGTATCAACCGGGTTCTCAAGCAGACAATGAATTTGATCTTACTTACTTTAACCACCCAGTGAAAGCTATACACTTGGTCGCAGGTGATGTAGGTGGCGCTAACTGGGAAGAACACTACACTTTTGATACAGCTTCTCTATACATTAATGGCACTGCTCTTTTCGAAAATATGTCAAATGTGTATCATCACGACGTTGTTCCGGAAATGCATTGTAACGCCATTGGCAATGACACCCTTGACGAAGACACGGTTTACACATGGCCATTCTGTATCAACTTGGCTAAGTCTCAACCAACCGGCTCCCTCAACTTCTCCCGCATTGATAACGCTAAGTTGCTTCTTAACAGCGTAAGTTCGGCTGATAGCTCAAAGCCCGCTCGCGTCTATGCGGTGAATTATAACATTCTTCGCATTAAGAATGGTATGGGTGGTGTTGCTTTTGGTAACTAATTTTACACGTAATATGTATAAGCAAAACATACATACGATTGATTTAAAAATATCAATGATATGTAGGTTAAACATGGAGTTAGTTCCAATCAAACTCATTAAGAATCGGAATGTCCGCAATCATCTTTTGAAAGTGAAAGGTGAGACAGATGAGATTGACCAAAATGATTACATTGAAAGTAAAATAAACACAAATATCGCTGCGAGACATCTTATGTCCATAGAAGATGCCGCTGAAATTGCCAAACAGCTTCTTCAAAGACCGGGTATTTTTGAACAAATTGGCAAGGATATAAAAAAAGAATCTAATTACGACTTCAAGTTTTTGTGTCGTAGAACATCTAAAATGACAAAGCCCACTAAATTGAATAGAAGTGGTGTTCATTATCTTCACGTAGCCCATACATATCCAAGTGGTGATGGTCACTACGCACTCGCCAAGATTGACCACGGAGAAAAATCAATAAAGTTATTCAACTCAATGGGAGCAAACAGAGCAGAATTCAAGAATGAACTTCGTGCAGTATATGGAAATAAGTATAGTATAAGAAACAAGAATTCTTCATTCCAACCAACTGGTGGGTTTGTTAGTACCGGTAAGCAAAACTATAAAGAATTGCTCAAGAACACAAAAATAAACATACGAAATTCAAAAGTTCTTGAAAAGTCTTTTGAGATTTCACAGTATGATGAATTGTCACAACATCACTTTTGTTACATTGAGGCTTTCATAGCCATGATGCATGATACATTGGGAACCCCACTTGGACCAAAAGATCCAAGAGATCGACTAACTTTCATAAAGATGGTTGTGTGGGCACTCATTCACAAATATACACCACCGTCAAATAGATCTTCACTCAAATGGGCGTACTTTGTCACAAACTTTCCATACTTTTTAAAAGTTACTGACACAAGTGGTAAAAGATTTAGGTTGAACCATATTGCACAAATACCAAAACTTGTGAATGGTGTTAATGTTGAAAAGGTTAGAAGAACTTTGGTAAAGATAGAACTTCCAAAAAGTATCAATAGTTCGTGGTCTCTCACACAAATCATGAATTGGGCTGGAAGTAAAATCTAAGTGTATTCTAAATGCTCCCAGTTATCATTATTGGAACTCTC